TACGTAAGTTCCAACGCGATTCGGTTGTCAGTTCCGTTCTATCAGAGAAGGGTGTCAATCCAAAGATTGCATCTTTCATTCCAGCAGATATTGCTTCAGATCCTGAAGCTATTGATGCTTGGTTAAATGAAAATGGCGAGATCTTTGGCTATGTACGTGATGAACCTAGACGTGAAAGCAATATAGATCCAGATGATCTTCAGGCTTTCCGCAGGATTGAACGAGCATCCAACTCTGCTGTTTCACCTGACGATGTTAATGACATGGCTTCACGTCTTAACAACGCTCAGTCCGCTGAAGAGATTATTTCTCTTATCAACGGAATGTAATTATTCAAACCAATCCCTAAGGAAAAGCTACTATGGCTACATATACAGGCACTAATGCCTATACAGGCACAGGGTCGGGAACTCTTGGCGGTACTACAGGAAGTGCTGGTCTCATCCAGCAAGCCTATGACCGACTACTAGAGTTTGCTCTCCGTGCACAACCACTTATCCGCGATGTAGCAGATAAGAAGCCAGTTCAGCAGTCAATCCCAGGTTCAACTGTTTCATTGCAGATTTACAAGGATCTCGATAAGGTCACTGATACTCTTAATGAAACTCCTGACCTAGATGCTGTTGCTCTTGGAACACCAGATATCATCAACATTACGTTGGCTGAATATGGTAACGCTGCTATCACGACTCGTCGTTTGCAGTTGTTCTCTCTTGCAGATGTTGATCCTGCTGTTGCAAACATTATTGCTTGGAACATGGCAGACTCAATTGACGATGTTGCACAGACAGAACTTCTAAATGGTACTAATGTTATCCGTCAGGGTTCACGTGCTACCACTTCTGCTATTACTGCTACAGATGTATTTGATGCTTCTGCTGCTCGTAAAGCTGTTGCAAAGCTTCGTGCTAACAAAGCTATCTACCGTAAGGGTAGTATGTACTGGGCTGGTATCCACCCAGAAATCTCACACGATCTCCGCAAGGAGACTGGTGCTGGTGCTTGGCGTACTCCTCATGAGTATCAGACAAATGATCAGATCTGGTCAGGCGAAATTGGTTCATTCGAAGGTGCTTACTATGTTGAGTCTCCTCGTTTGTACAACGCTGTTGATGGTGCTGATGGCTCTACTGGTACTCGTACTGGAACTGCTGCTACCACATCAACTAGCCTAGTTGTTACTGCAACTGTTGCTGGTACATACAAGGTTGGTGACAAGGTTTCAGGAACTGGTATTGCTACTGGTACTAAGATTGCTGCAATCTCTTCTGATGGTCTAACTATCACTTTGAGTCTTGCAACAACTGCTGCTATTACTGCTGGTACTATCACCTTTACACCTGTTGCTAAGGTATACCGCACGTTCTTTGCTGGTCAGCAGGCTCTTGCTCAGGCTGTGGCAGAAGAACCACACGTAGTTATCGGTCCTATCACCGATAAGCTACAGCGCTTCCGTCCAATTGGATGGTACGGTGTGCTTGGTTTCAAGCTTTACCGTCAGGCTGCACTATACCGTGTAGAAAGTTCATCAAGTATTGTTCTTTAATACGGTTAGTCTTATCCCTCACCCACAAGGTGGGGGGTAGGGCTAGTTGTATTAATTGATGATTGGATTATTATGTATCTATTTACTACTCCTTATGTAGATGAAAACCTTGATACTCGTGATCGTTTGTTTATGCGTACTAAGTTAACTCGTGCTATCAGTGTTCTTAAAATTGAGGGAGAGTATTACGAGATGCGTTATCCATCACAAGACGAGATTGCTGAAGCACAGGTTGTTTATTATGGTGGTCATAACTACTATGTTGATGATACAGAAGCTGCAGATCTTGTTGCTGCAGGTTATGAAGTGGTTGCTTTGTAATGGATTTATTAACGACTTCACAAATTTTAGGTAGCATTTCAATGGCGATTGGTATCTTAACTGTTTTAGGTAAAATATTAATTGTTAAACCATTGAAGGATTACATTGAAGAACAAACACACTCTATCCAGCCTTATGCAAATGGTGGTAAATCTTTACCAGATATTGCTAAGAATGTAATTGAAATTAAAACAACTTTAGATAGTTTGTCACATCAAGTTGATCGCGTTGAAAATAGACTTGATACTCATATTGAACAACATGTTAAGGGAGATGCATAGTGTCTGCAGGTATTTATAATATTAAAGCTGACCAAGGTTCTACTTTTGTATTTACTTTTACAATAACTACTAATGGTACTGCTTGGGATCTTACTGGTTACTCTGCACGTATGCAGGTTCGTCCTAGTGCACAAGCTACATCAACTGTTCTTAATCTTGTTAGTCCAACTAATATTACTTTAACATCTCTTGGTGTTGTAACTGTTACTGTTGTTGCTTCTGCTATGGCAGCTATTGCTGCTGGTAGTTTTGTTTACGACATTGAGGTTCAAAGTGGTAGCGGTATTGTTACTCGTTTGCTTCAAGGCAAGTTTACTGTTACTCCAGAAGTGACACGATAATGTCTACGGAAATTTCTATTCAAGAACCTGACATTGTTGAAATTTCTATTAGTCAAAATTATGTCACTGTTTCTCCAAATGAAACTGCTATAGATGTTGCTGTCAATTCTGTTGATCCTACAGTTGTAACTATTTCAAATGATCAAGGTCCACAAGGTATTCAAGGAATACAAGGTGCTAGTGTTACTGGACCTCAAGGTCCTTCTGGTGTTGTTGATGTAACTAGTCCTATTACAAATAGTGGCAGCGCTGGTTCTGCAATTATTGGTATCAATCAATCTAGTATTACTATTGCAGAATCACAAGTAACAAACTTGGTTACTGATCTTGCTAATAAAGTATCTTTATCTAACTGGTATCTTAACCTTGCCCAGACTCCTGAGTTAATTATTATTGGAACAATTACACGAAACTCAAATGGTGTTGTAACTTCTGCTGATGTAATTTTTCCTGATGGTGTTACTGGTACTTATACTTCTACTGCTTATGATTCAACAAGTGGTGCAGTGAATGCTTACACTGTTACTAAGGGTTCAACAACCTACACACAACCTACAATGACTCGTAACTCTCTTGGTGCAGTTACGAACCGACCTGCGATAGTGGTGACTTAATGGGTATTTTAGATGTTCCTAGTTATTCGATAAGCCAATCAGATTCTTTGTTTGCTAAAAAAAGCCGTATTCGTGCTGCTGCTTTGCAGGGTGCATTGGGTGTAACTTATGGAAAATCCTTTCCAGATATTGCTACGGCAACTAGTGACATTCCAACAATTACTGTTGGTATAACAAGTGGTGTTACCAGTCCAAAAGCAATTTCATTAAATGATACAAATTTAAGATTTGTCTCTGCTGCTTCAACACTCAGGGCAAGTACCAACACACCTCAGGGTCTGCGTTGGAAAACTCCATTGCAAACTACTATTGATTTTCTTTTAATTGGAACCACTGTTGAATTAGTTGCCTGGCCGAATGGTACATCTAATGCAGGAACACAGTGGATTTGGGTAAATGGAAAACCAATTACTGCAACACCAACAACTTATAATTCTGTAACTGGAGTTGTTGCAAGTAGTAGATTTTATACAACTCTTGTATTTCCTGATTCAACTCCGAAGCAAATTAGTATTCAATTTTTTGATGTTGAAGGTGTGCAGTCAATACAATGCCCAGTAACTTCATCAATTACAACTGCACCGCAAAAACTTAAAGGTTTATATCTTGGTGATTCTTTTTTTGGTGGGATCACAGGTGTAGGTCAGTTGAGTTATGTTTCTGCCCAAATGGGTCGTTTGCTTGATACTGAATGTGCTAACTATGGTCAAGGTGGTTCAGGTTATGTTGTAGGTGGAACAGCATCAGATCCATTTGGTTCATCAGCTCGCATTGCTTATGCAACTACTTATCAGCCTGATTATATTGTTATTAATGGATCGGTAAATGATAACGGTCAAACTTACACTGCCATATATAATGCTGCGGTTGCACTTTATTCTGCACTTGATACTGCTTGTCCTAATGTACCAATTATTGTTTTTGGTCCACAGCCAAGAGATTCTACTACTACACTTTCAAGTAGTGAACAAATAAATAATAATGCTGTTTACGATGCTGCTACTGCTGCATCTAATGTTATTGCTTTTTATGACCAAATTGGTAATGCTGCTATTCCTTATGCTACTGCTGGTGCAGTATCTGTATGGTCGGCTGGTACTGCTAAAACAATTACTGCTGTAGTCATTGCCAGTGGAGTTGCAACTGTAACTTCCGCTTTGCACGGTTTTGCTGTAGGTGATGTTGTTTGTCTTGCGGGAACAAGTATTGCATCTCTTAATGCTGCTCAAACTATTACGAGTGTTACTACTAACTCATTTACATTTAACACTACTGCAAGTGGAACAGTTACGGTGTCATCAGGAACTGCAAATAAAACTTTTTACAATACTAATGATTTGGTTTCTTACATAGGTTCTATTTGGAGATGGTCACGTTCAACATCAGCAGGTAACATTACCCCTGGTGGTACAACACAACTAGGTTGGGCTTTGATGACTTATCTTTATACAGGTACAGGAAAAATTGGTTCTACCGCAGGTAATGGCACTAGAGATTTATATTTAAATAGTGATAGCATTCACCCATCTCAAGATGGTGCAACAGCATTAGCTTACAAAATGGCATCAGATGTTCGCTCTGCTCTACTAAAGTTTGCGTTGTCATAATGTCAGTATGTCGTACTGGTTGCCCAACTCAAGACCATGAATCCTATGGTGACTGTTTACAGTCAGCTAACATAGCAATAGATAAAACATCTTTAAGGAGTTAAATATGTCATGTCGTACTGGTTGTCCTACACAAGATCATGGATCTTGGGGAGACTGTCTTCGTGCTTCTAACCTTCAGCTTAATCCCGGTGATGCCAATGGCAACATGGTTGATAGTGGTTGGACTGGTAAGAAGTGGGATAAAGAGTTGGACTTGTATGCTTCTGCAAGGAAGCAAGGCATTCAGCCTGATGGTACAAGTACTGCAAAAGTTCAGCAAGCACTGGACATTAGTGAGAAAACAGGAGTTGCTTATGGCAGCTAAACATCCAGGGTTCAAGGCA